AGTATTTATGAGATTCATGCCGATGTCGTTATTGATGAGACAGACAAGGAAGGACAAGCACAGTCACGGGGTATGGGATTAGCCCGTGGTGAGGCGGGTGAAGATGCCTTCGAGATAGCTAAACCTTATGTCATAACTATTGAACGGGGTACAGGTAAAGTACTCGCTATTCGTCGTAACTGGAACCCTGACGATTTTTTGACACTTAAGCGCGAACATTTCGTTCATTACGTGTATGTGCCGGGATTCGGGTTCTACGGGCTTGGTTTAATACATATTATTGGCGGTTACGCCCGCGCAGGGACGTCCCTTATCCGTCAATTAGTTGACGCTGGTACTTTAAGTAACCTTCCCGGCGGTTTGAAATCCCGTGGTTTGCGGGTAAAAGGGGACGATACCCCCATAGGGCCGGGGGAATTCCGTGATGTTGATGTACCCAGTGGGTCTATTCGGGACAACATCATGCACCTTCCTTATAAGGAGCCAAGTCAGACGTTACTGGCACTTTTGGAAAAGATAACCGAGGAAGGCCGTAGATTAGGGGCAGTCAGTGATCTGAACATCTCCGACATGAGTGCAAATGCTCCTGTTGGTACAACACTGGCTATTCTGGAGCGTACCCTTAAACCGATGGCGGCGGTACAGGCGCGGGTTCATTACGCTATGAAGCAGGAATTCAAGCTATTGCGTGCCCTGATTGCGGAGTATGCCCCTGAAGAGTACGTATATATGCCTGATCGTGGGGAACCGCGTGCGCGGCAACAGGATTATGCCACCATAGAAGTGATTCCTGTCAGTGACCCCAACAATACTACGATGGCGCAACGTGTAGTGCAGTACCAGACGGTAATGCAGATGGCACAAAGTGTGCCGGAGATATACGACTTGCCGCAACTTCACAGGCAAATGATCGAAGTACTGGGGGTAAGGAACGCCGACAAGTTAGTACCCCTGAGTGAAGATATGCTCCCCACTGATCCTGTAAGCGAGAATATGAATGTGTTGATTGGAAAACCCATGAAAGCCTTTATTTATCAAGAACATGAAGCTCATATCGCTGCTCATACAGCTTTTCTGGAAGACCCCATGATTGCTCAATCCATTGGGCAGAACCCCACAGGGCAGATGGTGGTAGGGGAAATGCAATCTCACATAGCTCAACATACTGCGTTTCTGTATAGGACGCAGATGGAAGAAAAGCTCGGTGCTCCGCTACCCACGCCGAATGCAGAGTTGCCGGAAAATATGGAAGTAGCTCTTTCCCAGTTAATGGCTAAAGGTGGGGCGCAGCTTTCCCAGCAGCATAAAGCTGAAGCAGCGCAACAGGAAGCACAGGAGAAAGCCCAAGACCCTGTTGTACAGATGCAGCAAGCTGAATTACAACTTAAAGCGCAGGGTGAACAACGGCTTAAGGATAAGGATGTAGCGGATATAGCGCTGGCGCGGGAACGAATAAAGCTGGATGAGAAGAGAGTGCTTATAGATGCAGCTAAGGAAGGGGCAAGAATAGACGCACAAGTAGCTCAGGCGGATAAAAAAGCAGATATTGATGCTGCTAAAACATTACTTGATCTTGTAAAAACCGAAAAGATTACTGGCGATAGATAATATTTATTTTAAAACCACAGGAGTTAGAACCCTATGAAGAATGAAATTAGAAACGCAATAGAAAAACTTTCATCAAAGGCGGAAGCGGCTAAGAGCCATGATGAAGCTATGAAATATGCCCAAGCAGTGTTGAACCTTACTAATGCCCTAGTGAGTATAGAAGGGCACGAGCTAAGAGAGCTAAGAGAGCAGAGGGAAAAAAGGGAGCTAATACAGCAGAGGGAAGATAGGAAAAAATGGGAGGAGGAAAGATAATGGCTAAAACCGTCTTTGACGTGCTGAAGGACAAGATTACAGTGGAAATGGAGGCTGCCAATGAACATTTAACCAGTGGAGCTGCTAATAATTTTGCTGGATATAGGGATTTATGTGGCTTTATTCGGGGTCTGGAAGTCGCATTACGAGAAGTAAATGACCTCTCGCGCAATTATATGGAAGATGAAGATGACTGAAACTGCACTGGAGAAGAAACGAAAGGAGAAAATAGAAGAACAGGAGAAGGAACTGGAGGGCCAGATTCCTAAACCTGTAGGCTATAGAGTATTGGTTGCGCTCCCAAATGTAGAAGAGACTTTTGGTGATGGGGATATTGCTAAAGCTCACTCTACTAAATATGAAGAATATGTTCTTTCTATTATTGGGGCTGTAATTGATATGGGGGAACAGGCTTATCACGATAAGGACAGGTTTCCTTTTGGCCCTTGGTGTAAACAGGGGGACTACGTGATGTTTCGTGCGAATACCGGAACTCGTTTTAAGGTAGGCAAACAGGAATATCGTTTAATGAATGATGACTCCATTGAGGCAGTTGTCGCTGATCCGAGAGCAATCTCTCGTGCATGAGGTATAGGCTATGGGTATGGAAAAGACAGAGTTTGAGTTTCCTCAACCTGAGGAAGAGAAAGAAGAGCTTGAAATTGAGATAGAAGGGGTACCGGGGCGCGAGAACGTCTTAGAGAGTCAAGCCGATTTTTTCGGCTCGACGGCGGGGTTCGGCTCGGAGGCGGGGGTAGAAGTGGTGGACGACACCCCCCTCGAAGACAGGAACCGCGTACCTTCTGACCCTCCTGAAGAACTTACGCAGGCGGAGTTAAATAGCTACTCTTCCGAGAAAGTTAAGAAACGTATCAAGCATTTCAGTAAAGGCTACCATGACCAGCGTAGGGCGAAGGAAGAAGCCCAACGGGAACGGGGAGAGCTGGAAAAATGGGCCAAGCGCGTTCAGCAAGAAAACGAAGAGCTTAAAGGCAGCGTTAATAAAAGCCAAGTTACCTTACTGGAACAGGCTAAAAAGGCGGTCACTTCGGAAATTGAAGATGCCAAGCGTCTTTATAAAGAGGCTTACGAAGCAGGTGACTCTGAGAAGGTAGTGACTGCACAGGAAGCCCTGACAACTGCCAAGATACGCATGGAAAAAGTTAACAGTGTTAGAGTACCCTCTTTACAGCAAGCTAAGAATAGGGTACAAGTACCAGAATCTAACGCACAAGCCCTTGACCCTAAAACACAAGCGTGGGCTAAGGAGAATACGTGGTTCGGATCAGATGATGAGATGACTGCGTTTTCCTTAGGGGTGCATCAGAAGTTAGAGAGGGAAGGGATAACCCCGCAAAGTAATCCTGACCTTTACTACGAGCGTGTTAACGCACGTATGCGACAAGTATTCCCAGATAACTTTGGAGATACAGAGAAAGACCAATTAGCTGGATCAACAACCAAGAAGCGTTCTAGTAATGTAGTCGCCCCCGCAACGCGGAGCACAGCACCTAATAAAATTAGGTTATCGGAGACACAGGTACGGGTCGCTAAAAGGTTAGGGGTTCCCCTTGAGTTATACGCCCAAAAGGTTGCAGAAGAAATGAGGAAAGACAATGGCTGAGAATAAATTAAGTCGGGAACAGGAAACGCGTGAAAAAAATACTCGAAAACGTGCATGGGTGCGGCCGGAGCTTTTACCTAGCCCCACTCCCGAAGAAGGGTATACCTATCATTGGGTGCGCGTCAGCACTAACGGTGAGCCTGATCCTACTAATGTCTCCTCAAAATTACGAGAAGGTTGGGAGCCTGTAAAGGCAACTGAACACCCAGAAATTGAACTTGTAAGTATCGAAAACGAACGCTTCAAGGACAATATTGTAATGGGGGGTTTGATGTTGTGTAAGGCTCCTGTCGAACTTGTTGCACAGCGGAATGCGTATTATCGACAACACGCTCACCAACAAATCGAATCGGTTGACAATAACTTAATGCGAGAGAATGACCCTAGAATGCCATTGTTTTCAGAAAAGCAGTCTCAGGTCACTTTCGGTAAAGGAAAAGGATAGAGGAGCTAATTATGGCTTATCCCACTGTATCGGCCCCATACGGGCTTAAGCCAATCAATTTGATTGGTGGACAGGTATTTGCGGGAGCCACACGTCAGTTGAAAATCGCCTCAGGATATGCGGCAAACCTTTTGAACGGGGACATTGTTAAGATAGTTAGCACTGGAACCGTCGAAAAGGACACTGGCACGGCGACGGCAACTCCTGTTGGAGTTTTTTTGGGGTGTACTTACACAGACCCCTCATTAGGGTACACATTATTTAGTCAATACTGGCCTACAGGTACTGTAGCTAGTGATGCTTTTGCCTATATAAGTGATGACCCTGACGCGTTATATAAGGTAGTAGTTACTGCCGCAGGTACGAGCACCGTAAGTTCTGTAGCTCGTACTGCAATCGGCAATAACTCTGCTCTTATTCAAGGGACTGGATCAACTGTTACAGGCGATTCAGCGGTTTCCATCAGTGCTACTACTGCAACTACCAACACTCTTCCCATACGTATTATCGACATTGTGCCAGATACAAAAACAGCGTCTGATACTTTTGTGGAAGTGATCGTGAAGTGGAATTTTGGTATGCACCAGTATGACAACGCTACCGGCGTATAGGAGGTTAAATAATGGCTATTTCACGAGCACAATTACTTAAAGAACTCCTGCCGGGGTTAAACGCTCTGTTTGGTTTGGAGTACGCAAAATACGCAGATGAAGCGAGAGAAGTTTTCGAGTCAGAATCTTCAGATCGTTCGTTTGAGGAAGAAGTGAAGTTATCAGGTTTTAGTGCAGCCCCCGTTAAAAATGAGGGTTCTGCTATAGCGTATGATAATGCACAGGAAGCGTGGACAGCGCGATATACCCACGAAACCATAGCAATGGGATTCTCTCTCACCGAAGAGGCGATTGAGGATAACTTGTATGATTCGTTGTCGGGTAGGTATACCAAAGCTCTTGCACGGGCTATGGCATATACCAAGCAGGTTAAAGGTGCGGCAATCTTAAATGACGCTTTTACGGGCGGCCCCACCTATGGTGACGGAGTAGTATTATGTTCCACTGCACACCCATTGGTGTCCGGTGGTACTAACTCTAATCGTCCCACTACTGCTGCTGATCTTAATGAAACTTCCTTGGAAGCGGGTGTTATTCAGATTTCTGGATGGACTGATGAACGTGGATTGCTGATTGCTGCAAAACCACGTAAGTTGGTTATTCCTGCTGCATTGCAGTTTGTCGCAACAAGGCTGATGGACAGTGATTTACGTCCTGGCACTGCCGACAACGATATTAACGCAATGCGTAATAATGGGACTATTCCAGATGGGTATACAGTTAATCACTATTTGACTGATGTTAATGCGTGGTTTGTACTAACTGACGTACCTAATGGGCTGAAGCACTTTGTCCGAACCCCAATGCAGACTTCTATGGACGGGGACTTTGATACTGGCAACAGCCGGTACAAAGCCCGTGAGAGATACTCTTTTGGTGTCTCTGATCCATTAGGCCTTTACGGGTCACCGGGCGCAACTTAAACAAAAACGTTCTCCCACTCGTTTTTGGCCTCAACCACTTAGGTGGTTGGGGCTTTTTATTGCAAAGAATAAGTCTCCGTGGTATATATCAAAAAGATTTCCGAGAACAACTAAAGTGTCTGACAGACTCGGCTGACGTCATGCAGACAGGCACACTTACTCGCATGAGAGGAACCTCTAATGGCTCTAACTACCTTTCAAGGCCCCGTTCGTTCGTTGGGCGGGTTTTATTCCCAAGGCCCAAATTCCGTTCTGGATATTACCGCTAGTGCTACTATTAGCCCTGCGGATCATGCAGGGAAGTTGTTGTTAATCAATAACTCCACCCTGACTTTTACCCTCCCTACTATTAATGCAGCCGCTGATGATGGTGCTTCTGGCCCCGGCGCAGACCCAAATACCCTTAATAACGTGGGACTAACCTATCATTTCCTTTTCCTGACATCATCCGGTGTAAGTACTACTATCCAGATGAATACGGCGGCGAACCTTTTTACTGGTTCAGTAACTTCTGGTAAAGCTGGATTAGGTCTTGTTCATGTATTTGAGCCTAATGGTTCAAGTAATAATGCAATGATATTTAATGGTACTACCACAGGTGGGGTAGCAGGTTCGTATGTTTCCATTACTGCTATTTATGCTAATAAGTATCTTGTACAGGGTACGATTCTAGGATCAGCCACTCTAGCTACTCCTTTTAGTGGTTAATAACTAGCGGGGTTGAAGTCCCTCGCTTCTAGGAGATAGATATGGCAGATGCAGTAACAACTCAAACCATTCAAGACGGTCAGCGTACCGCCATCATGAAGTTTACGAATTTATCTGATAATACTGGTGAAGCCAATGTTATTAAGGTGAATGTCTCTGATTTAGAAGTTCAGGACACTACAGGCGCTGCTTGTACGACTGTTACTGTGCAGTCTATCCAGTTTGTAACTTATGGGATGTCTGTACGAATTGACCTTGATGCTACCGCTAATGTCTTGTTGGCTACGCTGCCTGAAAATTATTCAGATACTTTGGATTTTTCAGCTTATGGCGTTCCTAATAATGCGGGAGGCGGTATAACTGGGGATATACTTTTTACTACGATTGGTCATGCTGCTGGGGATTCGTATATGGTGGTGTTAACCATGACGAAGAACTATGGGTAATGCCCAGTAAGAGTAAAGCTCAGAAGCGATTAATGGCCGCAGTAGCCAATAATCCCAAGTTTGCTAAAAAGGTTGGCGTGCCACAGTCTGTCGGACGTGAGTTTGCTAACGCAGATAAGAGGAATAAAGATATGCCTAGTTTTTATAAAAGTAGTGCTAAGAAGCCGGGAAAAGCAGTGAAGAAAGGATATGCTCATGGTGGCAGAACTGCTGCTGACCGTAGAGCAAATATTTCGCTAGGTAACAAGCCAACGCGCGTGAGCGGTGGCCCCGGTGGCCTCGGCAGAAATCAAAGACAGCTTTACCAACGCGCCGTAGCGGGAGCGGGAGCGCTTGGGATGAAAAAAGGCGGCAAGGTTCACGACAAGAAAGTGTTACGTAATCTTGATGATGAAGATTATCGTATTAGAAACAGAACGGGTAGTAATACGGATGCTGAACGACGGCGGATTAACAGGGAAAAAACCTATGAGAGGCGCCATATGGCGAAAGGCGGCAAGGTTCAGGGATATAATGCCCGTCTTGATGAATCGTTAGGAGCAAGGAATAAGACTAAGGGGGAACAATCCCTTAAAAGTCGCCGTAAGGAAAGCGAAGGAATGGAAAAAGCGGCGGGAAAACGTAAATATCAAGCGGTGAAGAAAATGAGTGGTGGTGGAAAGGTGGGATTGGCTAAAAATATTAATGGTGTAGCTAAGCGTGGTCTTACCAGAGGTTGGTTTGTATAAAGGAGAATAACATGGCAAAACTCGAAATTTTTCAGAATGGAGCGTTCGCAGATGGAACACCAGCCCATCAAATAGGAACTTCAAATGCAGATGGGGGCCATGACGCAGTAGTTTTCGAGCCAATGACATTAGCCGATGCTAAAAGCAAGCTGAAGACGTTAGGAAGTACTAAGTCCACTACTATCAAAGCAACAGGTGTAAGTGGGACGGCAACTGTAAAAGCTACAGCCGTACCTAAGCCTAAAGCTAAGAAGACGGCAAGGAAAAAATAATGGCTAGAAAAAACAAAAACTGGATACAATCGGCGATAAAGAACCCCGGAAGTCTACGTAGAACGGCTGGTGTGAAGAAGGGGCAGAAGATAAGTAGTCGAGAATTAAGCAAATTAAGTAAGTCCAAGAACCCTACTACTCGAAAACGGGCTAATCTCGCCAAAACTCTGAAAGGGTTCAGAAAAAAGTAGGAAAAAATGGCTACCTCCAATACTACTGACTTCAATTTGGAGTTCACAGAAATAGCAGAAGAAGCATGGGAACGTGCCGGACGGGAGATGCGTTCGGGATATGACCTTCGGACTGCTCGTCGTTCTATGAATCTGATGACTATCGAGTGGCAGAACCGTGGCATTAATATGTGGACGATTGAGGAAGGGACTATTAATCTCCTCGAAGGTATAAGCGAGTACACACTTCCGGCTGATACGATAGATATCATGGAACAGACTCTGAGAACAGGGGATGGAAATGTTACTACTCAAACAGACTTAACTTTATCCCGCATCAGCTTCCCTACCTATGCGTCTATCCCCAACAAACTTACTCAAGGAAGGCCCGTTCAAGTTTTAGTGGAGCGATTACGTGATGCTCCCAAGATTTTGATTTGGCCTGTTCCTGACCAAGGGACGGTACTTGCTCCTATCTATATATTACGATACTGGCGTATGCGAAGAGTACAGGACGCGGGGAGGGGGGTAGAAACCCCTGATGTTAATTTCAGGTTTTTACCTGCGTTGGTAGCGGGGCTGGCTTATTACATTGCAACTAAAACCCCAGAGTTTATGCCACGGATAGAAATGCTAAAAGCTCAGTACGATGAACAGTTTGATATGGCAGCCGGAGAAGATAGAGAGAAAGCTACAGTGAGGTTAGTGCCTCGTTTGGTGCAGTAATGGGAGAATTTGCTTCCTCTAAAAATACGATAGCAGAATGTGATATTTGTGGTTTTCAGTATAAATTACGGAAACTTAGACGATTAGTTATAAAAAATATTGAAACTGATTTAAAGGCATGTGAAGAATGTTGGAACCCATCGCAACCTCAACTAATGCTAGGTACGTTTCCTGTGCATGATCCACAGGCTGTTCGTGACCCACGACCTGATTTTGCGGGATACCCCCAAAGTAGGGATATTCAATGGGGATGGAACCCAGTAGGGTTAGACGATCCTTTTAACCTTACGCCAGACAATTTAGAAGCTACAGGGGCCGTAGGGCAAGTTACAGTTACTACAACGTAAGGTGAAGATATGGCTAAGAGTAAAAGCGTTAAAGTTGTAAAGGGGGAATACAAGATTCGCCCTAATAAAGTTAATATATCTGAGTACCAAACTAAGGATGTAAAGACGAGTGGTATAAAGATGCGGGGAGCAGGAGCAGCCACTAAAGGAACTATGTGCAGAGGGCCAATGGGGTAGTTAATGAATTACACTGAGTTGAAAACCAATATTGCTGACATTTGTGAAAACACGTTCACAAGTGACCAATATGCGTTATTTACTCAACAGGCCGAACAGAAAATCTATAACACAGTTCAGATTCCGGCCCTTCGTAAGAATGTAGCGGGAGTTACTTCTTTAGGGAATCGGTATTTAGTTTTTCCTACGGATTTACTTTATCCCCTTTCATTAGCCATAACTGATTCCAGTGGAAATTCTCAGTTTTTACTGAATAAGGATACTAATTTCATTCGAGAGGCTTATCCTAATCCGTCTACTACAGGGGAGCCGCAGCATTATGGATATTTCGATGATACTGCGTTTCTTTTAGGGCCAACGCCAGATGCAGCTTATGTAACTGAATTACATTATGGTTATTACCCCCCTTCTATAGTTACAGCAGCAACTACATGGTTAGGGGATGAATTTGACTCTGCGTTGCTTAATGGGGCTTTAGTGGAAGCTATACGGTTTATGAAGGGGGAACCAGATATGGTCGCTCTTTATGACAAAATGTATGTGCAAGCTATTGCGCTACTTAAAAATCTTTCTGCGGGTAAGATGCGGCAAGATGTTTATCGTTCTGGGCAACTTAGAATACCAGTTAGTTAGGAGATTAATAATGGCTATTACGCAAGCGATGTGCACTGCATTTAAAAAAGATATTTTAGATGGAAGTTTTGATTTTAGTAGTGGTACAAGTCAGGTATTTAAAATAGCTTTGTATACATCCAGTGCTACTTTGAGTGCCGCTACTACGGCATACACAGCTACTAACGAAGTAGTGGGGACGGGGTATGTGGCATTGGGGAACACCCTGACGATCAGTACTAATCCTACTACTTCAGGAACAACGGCTTATCTGGATTTTGCGGATACGACTTGGGCGAGTTCTTCTATTACTGCCCGTGGTGCACTTATTTATCTGTATAACGCAGGGACAAACCCTACTGTTGCTGTACTGGATTTTGGGGCAGATAAAACCTCCAGTTCAGGCGATTTTAAAATTGTGATGCCAACGGCTGATGCGACAAATGCAATAATACGTATTGCGTAGGTGCTAGATGTCAGATGTTACCATCCATCTTGCCGGATTTGGGCGGGCAAAGTATGGTACTGGCCCATACGGCGCTTCCGGCCTTCCATACCTTACAGGTAAGGTAGGGGCTAATAGTGGTTGGGGTCTAAACGCATTTGGGCGCGGAGGCTGGGGCACCAAGGAATACATTCAGGTAGACACAGGGACAGGTGTAGCTATCAATGTGGCCGGTGTTGAAGCCACGGGGCATACTACTGGTGGCTGGGGTGTAGGCGCATTTGGCAGAGGAGGCTGGGGCGAATCTTATCTTCAGGTAGACATAGGAAATACTGTCTCTGTTACTGGGGTAGTAGGGACAGGCGAAGTAGGAACAGTTAGTCTTGAATTTGATTTTTCTGTTGATGTTACGGGGGTTGAAGGGACAGCATATCTAGGAAGTCCGGTAGTTTACGGGAATGCGGATGTTTCTGTTACGGGGGTTGTAGGTACTAGCCATCTTGGAGTAGCAAGCGTCTTTGGAGATGCGTTTCAGGAAGCTACCGGAGTACAGGCAACAGGATACATTGGTACAGTAGATGTTCAGTATCCGTTTAATGTACGCCCAACAGGGGTAGAAGGAACTGCTCAGCTAGGCACTGCAACTGCTATAGTTAATCAGACAGTTAATGTTACAGGAGTTGCGGGAAATCCATACCTAGGGGTTGTTACCATTGACGCATCTGCGGCAGTATCGGTAACGGGGGTAGTAGGTACAGGGCAGATAGGAAATGTATTGGTATGGGGGGATATAGTCCCCTCCCAGAGTGCGGGATGGTCAGATATAACCCCGTCTCAAACTCCTAACTGGACAGATATAGCTGCTTAAATTAGTGAGGAAGGAATAATGGCAACGTATGTAAATAATTTAAGACTTAAAGAGATCACTACCGGCGATGAAGACGGGACGTGGGGCACCTCAACCAATCTTAATTTGGAGCTTATCGGTGAAGGTTTGGGTTATGGTACTCAAGAGGTAGCTGCGGATTCTAATGAAACCTTTACTATGGCAGATGGTGCGGCAGACGGTGTACGTGCTATGTACCTTAAGTTCACTTCAGCCGGTTCGCTAAGTGCGACTCGTACCCTGACACTTGCCCCCAATACCGTTTCCAAGGTGTGGATCATTGAAAACGCCACTACCGGAAGCCAGATCATCACGATCAAGCAGGGTGCAGGCGCTACGGTTAACGTAGCGAATGGGGATCGGGCTTTTGTATATACCGATGGAGCAGGGTCTGGAGCGGCTGTATTTACAGCTAACCCCAGTGAAGCAGGTACAGGAACGGTAACCTCTGTTGCAGTAACTGGGACGGTTAATGGAATTACGCTTACAGGTGGGCCAGTTACTAGCACTGGTACTTTCACGCTTGGCGGAACCCTTGGAAGCGTTGACCTTACTTCACAGATTACCGGAACTCTTCCCATTGCCAACGGTGGAACAAATTCCACTTCCACCACTTATTGCAGTCTTACAGCCAATGTTTCAGGAACTCTCCCCGTAGCTAATGGTGGTACAGGGATTACCAGTTTGGGGACGGGTGTTGCTGCATGGTGGGGAACACCTTCCTCGGCTAACCTTGCTACAGCGGTGACAGATGAAACTGGATCAGGCTCGTTAGTTTTTGCGACAAGTCCTACATTTGTAACCCCAGTTTTAGGCACACCAGCAAGCGGCACAGCTACTAACCTGACAGGACTTCCTCCTGCTGGTGTAACAGGTACAGCCGCCATTCTAGGTGCTAATACTTTCACGGCTCTACAAACTCAAGCTGCTGGTGCTGACATAGCCTCGGCAACGGCTACCGACCTTACTGGTGCAACTGGAAATGTAGTAGTCATTACAGGCACAACGACA